CAAATGCTTCTGTTAATATCGTGCTCATTCCATAACCTCCGCTAAAACTGTTATATTAATAGAACCGCTTGAAGCGATCCCGTAAATTTTATTCTCATTGTTAAATTGCGCGTTTTTCAATTCTAAAACTTCATAAGCTTCTAACGGATATCCGTTTGTTGATCCCGTTACTTCCGAGGTACCAATATAAATTATCTTTCCAATGCTTTTGTGAATTATTGAAAAATTACTTCCGTTTTCAGGGGTATTAATTTTCGTTGCCGCCGTTGATAAAACTGTTGTTATTTCAACAGCAACAGAATCAAAAAGGGAAACAGGGCGATCAATAATATTTAATCGCTGTTTCCCTCTTTTTACATCCCAAGCTTTTCTTTCGTTGATCAATCCTTGAGTCATATAATTAATCTAACATCGCTTTTTCTTTTTTGTTACTAACTTTTACTTCTTTAACCCAAACTTTATATTCGGGAGTTTTTAAAAGTTTTATCTCTTCATCGGTAAGATCGAAAGTTTTAGCAACATGAGTAATTTCATGTTGTAACAATCTATACTTACAAGCTGGATGTTTTTTCGCTAATACTAAAGTTTTTTCGGCCATTGTTTCATTCCCTTTTTAAAAGAGCGCCCGATTAAAGGCGCTCATTAATAACTATTAGGTGTTAGTTACTTTACACATCTTTTGCCAGTATCCGTATCCGAATCCTACACGGTAATCAATACCGTAAGCAATCATTTTGCTCATGAATGCACGATCACCTTTTTCAGATGATGCGAATTCGGGAGCACGTCTATTTTGCTTAATAAAAGCTTGTAGACCTGGATTGATGTTAGCAATATACCAATCGTTTGCATCGGAAAATCTTCCAGATGAAACAACTTTTGCGATCTGACCTTTAAGGGCATTCGATGAATTGTTTACCAATTCTAAGCTGTTCAACTGTTTAAATTTCCATTCAAGTGCCAATGGGCATACGATAGCAATCTTGATATCGCCTTCGTACCATGGTTCCCCTTGATCGTCTTTGAAACCTTTCATTTTAGCAACTGCGCTTTCAATATCGGCCTGCAATTGTGCTAAAGTGGTTCCTGTTCCTGTAACGATGTTAGACTGCGTTCCCGAAGATCCTTCAGAATGGGATGCTGAGAAAAAGGCCTGTCCATCATAACAAAGATCAGAAGTTCCATTGATCAAAGCTGTGAAAAACAATTTTCTAGGATGAGTTTTAGCACGTGAAGCAAGATCCTGAATTCTGATCTTGATTGCGCCTAACTGATCATCTTCGATCATGTCTCTATCTACTTGTAGAGTAGCTTCATAAGCTTTGTTCTGAATTTCGTAATCAAAGGACATAAGGCCCTTTAATTTACGTTCGTCAGTCCATTCAACTAATTGGGGAACGTTGCCTAACCAACCGTAACCTTCCTTATTTGAAGTTGATTGTGTTTCTGTGATGAAATCCATCACATCTGCGGGATTTTCCGCATTATTGAAACTCTTCAAGAATTCGGCACGTAGGCCTTTTTCTAAAAGAATTGGATCATTTTTTATTAAACCCATTTTTTACCTCGTTGTTAGATAGTTGCTGCCGCTGTTCCAAAAACTGGTTTAAGTTCTACCTTGGTAGCACTTAAAAATTTAACAATGGTTCCCATTGGGATATTGTTAGAAGCAGTTAGTGTAAAAGTTGCGTTATCAGAAGCGTAAACAGTTTTTCCAAGATCAGCTTGCGTCAATCCTGTTAATCCGTCTAGCTCGATAACATCTTCAATGTTAGAAACTATTGATAGATCCCCTGCGCTTCCGCCTGAGTTATCGATTGTTTCAACTGCGAATCCTGCCGCTTTCAATGCGTTTGTTGCGGCGGCATTGGTAACATATCCCGCTGTGTTGATCATAAGAGCAGCGCCCTTATAGATCTTAACTGCGGCCATTGGCATCTGGATAATGTTTCCAACTTTTGTGTAACGTTCTTTATCTGCGCTTAATGCTGTCATTTAATCACCTCTTGTTACTTGTTAGCGGCAATGTATTCAGCTTCGGTCAAGTTCAAAGCGGCGCACATTGCTTTTTCATCTGCGCTTAATTGAACAGTTTGATTTCCGCTGACTTCTTTGCCATTTGGGGAAGTGTTCATCCCTTCACTTAGTGAAAGAATTTCAAGGAAGTTCTTTCCTTCATTTAAAGCTGTTAATTGAGCAGCGTTAATTTTTCCAGCATCAAAAAGTTTTTGATGTGCAGAAATTTTATCCGCTTTCGCTTTTTCAGCTTCCATCTGAGAAATCTTGTTGGATAACTCGATTTTCTCTGATTCTAATTTAGTGACTTTTTCACTAAAAGACTTTGTTTCATTTTGGGCCGCAACGATTTTTTCGTTAAGTTCCAAAACAGTCTTTTGGTGGTCACTGAGTGCTATTGTACTCATTTGATTACCTCCGTTTTTATTACTCAAATTAGTAATCGGTTCCATTTTCAAAAATGGGTAATTAGTCAATGCCCCGCCCATAAGAGTTGGCCCATAACTAACACCCGTATGGGGATGCTCATAATTAAATTGGAATTCAGGGGAAAAATAGCGAAAGGTTTTTTCTGCTAATGCAGTAACCCCGTTTGCACACCATACAACTTGACCAAATAACGTTTGCTCATCATTAGACAACCAAACATCCTTTAACCAACCATACGCCTCGATCTTCTCATGGTCACGGTTTATGGCCAAGTCAACCCCAACGATCCCATCCCTAAAGTTTTTAACCATAGATTTAAGATCTTCCGTTTTAATAGATACCTTCCCATATCTTGGATGAAATCCATCTACTACTTTGCATACTTTAATGATGTAAGGGATGCCTTCTGAAAATTCTATCTGATCAGAACTTTTCAAACTGAAAGCTAACACTGATTCATTTTCCCCAACTTTTACCGCTTTAATTGCTCCGATAATAACTTTGATCCCTCTTCTAACTTCTATCGTTACAAAAGTTTCTGGATCAAATTGCATTGGATCATATTGCCTAATTACAAAACTGTTTTCCATTTCGTCTACTGTTCCCGAATAAAAGCCGTGATCTGCGGCCCATTCTTTTGCTTCCGCTGCCGTTTTAAAAACGCTTTTATCAAAAACTAAAGATTGGATGATTCTTGATTCTGAATCCTCGATCTCATTTTCTTTAAAAAATTCATCAATTTCAACTTCCGCCTCAAATACTTTTTTTCGCATTAAAAGATTTCTAAGCATTTTTATTTTCCTTGTTGCTAAATGTTATTGATTTTTTCGCTTCGGCGCTCGGGGATAATGAAGTTACTTTTAACGATTCAACCCCTTTAGAAGCTTTCAAGTTTGCACGTAAGTATGATTTACAACCGTGATGTAAAGGGGGAACATACATCAAGCTTTCAGCATCATTCGCCCAAAAAGTGGTTCCCGCCAATTCTGTGCAGATGTCACTTTTTGGATCTCCGTTAACGAAAGTAAAAGAGTGCAGTTCATCAATTACTTCATCATCAAAGAAAAAAGAATTTCTCGTTTCATTGGTAACAAATGCGGCAGCGTTAACGCCTTTAGTTGCTATCACTTCAGAAGTGATATATGCATCTGCGGCATCTTCCATCTTTTGCTTGATGATATCTGGATCAGATGATTTTGCAATTGCGCTACTGAAAGAAAAAGCTACTCTGTTGGTTAATTCGGAAACGCTTGCCTTTGAAATCATATCAGATTGTTTTTGAACTAACACCTGCGCATAAGTTGGAAGCTTGGAAAAACTTGTCAACTTAACATCTGATGTATCATCAAATATTACTTTTAATCTTCCATCAAGGATCTTATTCGATCCCATGTTTAACTTTACGTTCTTTTTGGTTGGAACTTCTTTTCGTACTTGGGACAATGCCAGGGAATAAGTTTCAATCAATGCAATCTTCAATTCTTTTTTTAGATTGTTGATCCCGCCTGGGATTACTGTGCTAGTGGCAGTTCCTTTTTTTGCATCTGGTAATTGCCTATAACGATTCATTGTGTCAGCGATAAATTTACTTGCTGTAAAGGATAGATTTTCCCTTAATATTTCCGTAACGGCTTCCCCTTGCTCGATCATAATAGATCGTGGTGAATCCTTAGATGAAAATTCTAGAACATCATTACAACCGCATCCGCATTTATCAGATGCCTGGATCTCTTCTTTACTTTTTGGCGGTTCCACTGGTTCCTTTTCATCTTCTTTTTCATCTTCTACCACAATCGTGGTATCTTCTTTATCTGTTTCCGTTTTTTGATTGTCGATCATTTCCCCTTCGGCCTTTTTTGGAAGCTTATAGAGTTTTCTGATAAAATCTTCTAGCGGTTCGTCTTTTGCAATAATTCCAGCATTGGCCAAAGTTGTGACTATGGTCATGAATTCCAATCCAGCATTTTCCGATATCCCCGAGAAATTTAATTCAGGGTAAACAGTTATTGAATCCCCATAATTTAAACGCATTAATTGGGGGATCAATTCGGAATTGATAACTCTTTTAATTTTATTGGCCAAATATTTTAAGGCATTCGTAAAAAATAACATAGCGGATTCAGTTCCCGCCTTGTTTCCGCTGTTCCCGCCCAATCCCATTTCCAGGAACATAGCGATAACGGCCCCGACCATTTCCTCGTTTTCTGATTTAATTACAACTTGAACTTTTGAAGGATCAAAAGTGTTATCCATTTTAAAATCAAGCTTCCAACCGAATGGAATCATGAAATAAGCGGTTTCCGCATTTGTATATTTTTGTAATTGCGTTTCAGCGGCAATCCAAGCATCACTATCATGCTTAACATCTGCGGGAACTTCTAGAATTGGAAGCGGTATAGCTCCCCTCTCTGTTCCAATGATCTGCAATTGCTTTGCTAGAAGTTTTCTCTTGTATGGGCCATACAACATACGACAAAAAGAGTAACCAAGATCAGCGCCTTTTTTATCATTGAAAAAAATCAATAATGTTTTTGCATCCATGAATTCATTGACTGGGATATCCCCATTTTGTAATTGGTGAACTTTGATTAAGTTACCAAATGGATCAAAATGCCATTGATCTAATGTTCTTTGATCTCTGAATCCAAGATCCGCTAATCCTGTATAGTTTCCGAATTCTTTGCTTTTTTTATTTTTGTGAATTACTTCAAAAACTGAATGCCCCTTAAATGGGAACGTTAGAATTTCATCTAACTTTTGCTCGAATCCCCCTGGGATATCTTTAAAAAGTATCTGTTTCATCAACGACGCTGCTTGAATATCTTTTTGATCGTCACTAGCGGGATCAATGTTCCAATCCGCTGATTTAATCGGATTAACAATAGCGTGATAAATTTTTCTAACTTGCGTATCTGATCGCAACATTTTCTCGAATTCATTTTGCCCTTCAACTCCCGTTAAAGTGCTAATGTGATCATCGTCAATGTTGTATGCTTGAACTAATGTTCCTGGGCGGCCACGGGGAACTAAATTTGGTTTCGCTGTTTCTTGAAGATCCTCTTCATTCTTAACAGCGCCCTGATTATCAGTAGTTATTTCTGGCATGTTTTCCCTTTTGAAGTAGACCAGTGTAGGGTAATAGAATTTCTATGAAGATGCAATAAAATCAATATGTTAGTAAATCCCGCCTTTACTGGTTTTCGTGTTTTCAGGTATTTATCTAATTTAAGCATGGTTAGAAGATATTAGGTTTTTAAATTTGACCGCTGTAATGCAGTTTTAAACGCTTTTTTGAAAATATCAATGGTTACACGGATAACCTTAAGAAAAAAATTAAGGTTATCTTGAGATGTAAACTTGGTAAAGTGATGCTATACTGAATTCATAAGACAACAAGGGGAGATTATGAAATTTGATTATGGAAATTACACCCAAAAACTAACGGCATTATGCATTCAGGCCGCTGTTAATGGTGATGATGATCGTGAGGATTTTATTGCCATTGCAGAAAACTTGCGCCCTGGTCATGGTGATCAAGTTTATCGAGAGGATACTGACTTTGTAAATGATAAAGTATTTTGGGAAATAGTAAATAAGACAAAAAAATTTAATAAATGATTAACCTAAAAAGTGAGGTATCAAATGCAATATAAAGTTTCACAGGTTTTAGATTCTTACGTTATTGACATTGCGGAGTTTTCCCAGAAGTCTCACGTAATGTATTTTCTGATCGGATGTTTAAGTGAGATGAGCAATGACCTTGATCTAGTGGTTGAAGATGTAAAAGATCCTAACGGAGAGATGTTAACCGCTTTAGATTTCTTTTTCCAAAATTCTGGGATTCTTAAACAAAAGGGGTAACTATGAAAAAGTTATTATGTGTTTTAGTTTTTACTTGTAGTCTTTTTATCTCCGTTTCTCATGCGCAATCGATGCTCGATAGCAAGGATGCAATTAAATGTTATGCTGGAAATACGGAGATAATTAAAGGTAAACTGTTGGCCATACAATCCACAAAAAGCAATTACCCAGGCGCAACGGGTTTTAATACAATCGTTTATCATGACGGGAAAAAAGTTGTTACAAAAGTAACTAATGCCATCTGTATCATTGATCTAAAATAAATTTCCATTAAAAATGAAAAGGCCTGATTCTATTCAGGCCCTTTCACACACTAGAGAGCACTATATGGAGATTGTAACGAAAGGAGAAATAACGTTACTCTAAAATCTTAATCTGGTTTCCGTTATCTTTGCAACCCTTATTTTAATATTCTTTGATCTTAATACCTGACTGATACTCTCTATTTCCATTTTTGAAAGATGATCGGGTTTGTTTCAACTGATCTTTATTAAAATTACCTGATTTAAACTTGATATATCTTCCATAGTTTGCTAATGCCAATGAATCCGAATGATCGGGGGATTTTCCAACTCGGATCTTGTAATCATCTTTTGATTCAACCATAAGTTTACCACGTTTGGAATAAACGAAACGGATCGTTGGTAAC